CATACCTGAACGGTCTGAAATAAATTTTGAAAATTTTCCTGAAGCAGTATTAGACACTTGGATAATACACCTTCGGACTTATATACGAGCTGCTAGAAGAGCCGTCTTCTTGTAGCGCTCTTTGAATTTCATCTTCATACAATAATTTTAATTCTTGTGTTCTTTGTGGTGCAAATTTTTGAGACAAATAATAAGATAATCCAGAAACCATACAAGGTACGAATCTATAAGGTACATCCGTTGCATTTGTATAAACTCCAACATCTTGAATTCTTTTTACATAATAGTAATTAATAAAATTTCCTGCTTCAGTTGAGCCAGGAGTTAAATATAAAGTTATAGTAACTTTATCTATGAATCTTTGAACAAAGTATTGTACTGGAACTCCAGTATCTGTTTTATTAGATAATGATTGATATTCAGATCTATTAATTTTAGTTAAAGGAAAATCTACTGAAGAAGAATTTCTGTAAGAAGCTTCTAAAACATCATCTACACCATAAACAGCTGTAGCGTCAGAAGTACCATCACTAGTTGATCTATACATTGTATAAACTGATTGACCATTAACTAATGTGATTGAGTTATTTGCAACTTCCCAATAATGCAAACCTCTATTTGCCCATTCTTGAAACATTATGTTTAAAGAACGTCTAGCAGATTTTAAATTAAAACCTGCATTAGGTTGCATTCCAATTCTTTCGTAAGCTTCTTCTATGATTTCATCAATAGAAAAAGTTTTATCAAAAGTTGTTGTTCCAGAAGTAGTATTAGCCATTTAGCCTCCTACTTATCGTATACGACAGTTACTTTTCCAACTAAGTCTGTTACAAAAATTCCATTTTCAAATAAGATACCATCTTCTGGTAAATTAAATGCAAATACATCTCCTGCTGGAGCTTCAGCTTGAAAGTATGTTGATCCTGTTGTTCCATTTAAACAAACAGCAACTCCTGCTTGTGTTACGTTTGGAGCACCAAGAATAATTCCTCTCAGTCTAGTTCTTCCTGCGAATACTAAACCGTCTGAAGTTTTTTGTGTTGCTTTAACATCTGATTTCATATTTTAATATCTCCTTAAGTTTAAGTGTGGGCCGAAACCCACACTTAATTAATTATTAACTTACTGTAGCACTAAATGGTGTAGCTGGTGTTCCAGTACACGCTGAAGTAACTTCAACTTTCCATTGAGTAGAGCTAATTGCCGTACAAACTATTTTTGAAAAAGTTACACCACCTGTTGTAGTACCATTTAAAGTAATAGTATCAGATGTTGCTACTGTTTCAAACCCAACAGTATTGTCAGATGTGTCATCAATCAAGATTGCACTTCCAACCATAACATCGTTTGCGTTAGCAACTTTTACAATTAAACTTCCAGTCTTCGTAATTGAAGAAAAGATTTCAAAAGTTGACCCAATGTTACTTAAGTTGTTTAAGTCTGAACCTGGTCCTGCAACTGCAGAATCAGAGTTAGCATTGATTGCTGGTAAAGTGTAAGTTACTGCGCCTGCTGCATCATTAAGTACAATTCTTCCCGCGTGAGAAGCAACAGTTAAAGATGTGTTAGCATCAGCATCTACAACATTACCTGGACCTGTTGAGTAAAATCCATTTTTAGATATTACTGGTCCTTGGAACGTAGTGTTTGCCATATTATTATCCTCCTAGTTATTTCCACATAGTCTCTAGGCCGTCGACTATACTCGTCTATGTAGAATATTTATGTATAGTGATTAATTTATATATGAAAAAATAGAAGAGTGCAAGGAATCCCTATAGCGTTTGACTGCTTTTGTAACAAAAAGAGTTTATTCCTAATTAGCCAGCAAATAGATGGATTTCACCATCTAATGGATTTCTCTTAGGACTCTCTTGATTCTTTAAGATAGATCTAATTACTGTTTTGATCTGATCTCCAAGAACTGACATTTCAGGTGTTACTAGTCCACCATTTTGAAGAAACAACTCATTCCATTTAGATTCGAGTCTGATCTTCTGAGCGAACAACACCATATTGTCTTGAGCCATCGTTAACCTCCTCATAGGTTATATAACATTTACGTTTATCGTAAAAGATATCTGCTTCCCACACAATAGCATTTTTTCCTATTTTGTCAAGGACCACTTCTTCAATAGATTCAGTTGTATCTAAAGCTTCAGCAATGAAGTCTGTAGTGTAACCATAAGCTCGAATTTGTATTCTAAATTTCTTTCTCTGCATTCTATCACTCTACTAAAAAGAAAGGCCCCAATCAAGGGGCCTTTCAAAATAATAATACTTTAAATTAAGTATTACGCACCTGGTGATCCGAAGATACCTCTGAAGTCAGAGAAACCAAAAGAGTATCTCTCTCTTGCTTTGTATCTTACGTTACCAGTATCGAAGTCACCTTCCATAGCTGTTTTGATTGGTGATCTTACGAACATTTTCATACCGTTAGGTACGTCTGTTTTGATGAAGAACGCATCTGTGTCAGTTAAGAAATTGTTAACCACATAACCTTGTGGAATCATTCCCATACTGTTGATTGCGTTAATATCATTGTCCGCAGTTCCAACTCTTTGAGCTGATTTCATTAATCTCTCAGCAGTGAATTGTAATTCACTAGGGATGATTAATTTCAATCCTCTCGCAGCTATTTTCAAGCCTCTTTCATCAGTGAAAGCCGCAATATCAATTAACGACTGTTCTAATGAAGTTTCATTTAAGTCGGCAGAAGTGCCTAACTCATTTGAAACTGTACCAGCGATTGTTGGGTGGTCAGTAGCGCAAAGCTCTTTACCATCTCCGCCAGCAAAGGCTGAATCAAATGCATTGTTTAATACATTTGCAGCTTTTACTTGTTTAGTGTTCGCCATAGATCTTGCTAAAGCTTTTGTGTATCTCGAAGCTAATCTGTCATACAAGTTATCTTCAATCGCTTCTTCAGTGATTGAGAAAGCAAGAGCAATTGTCTCGTGCGTATATCTAGCAGTGAAAGTTTCTTGTGCACTGTCAAAAGTTACTCCAGAACCTTCTGGTTTAACTTGAGCATTGCCGAAACCTGATAACATTACTTCCTCTTCGAAAGCTCTGTCTGAAGTTTCAGTGTCGAAAATTTCAGCGTGCTGATTTTCATATCTTTTGTACTCCAAGCCGAATAAAGCATTCAAACCTGGTTCTAGTTCTTTAACTAGTTGTCCTCTACTAATAGCCATAGTTTATCTCCTTATATTCCGCTTGTTGTTTTTAAGTTATGTTCGTTAATGATTCCAATAACATTTACATTCGCTGCATAAGTTGTAGCGTTTGCTTTTTGATTATTTTCGTCATCTTTAGTAACTCCGATAACTTTGATTTGTTTTACGTTCGTAGTCATACCACTTGCTGTTACAACTTCGCATTTAGATATATAGTTTGGTGTAGCACCAGCTGTATATGCTAAGTCTGCGTTTAAGTTGATATCAGCAATAGCTAATGTACCACTAGATTGTATTTCGAACCTTTCATAAGGATCGTCACTTACAAATCCAACGATGTCTGTTGCAGCGTTAGATGCTTCTAAGTGATTTGCCCACGTAGGTTTCGAAGAAGATGTATCAGTATAGAAAACACCGTTTAATGAACCTAGTAAGTTACCATCATTTGACGAATTTACTCCAATGTATCCAGTAGCTAAAGCTTGAACTGGATCATTTTGATAAATCGCAGATGAGTTGGCTGCAATACTATATTCACTTAAACCTTGGTTGTCTCTATTCTGACCAACTTTTCCGATTGCTCTCAATCCGAAAGCAGCGTCTTTGTTTGCCATAGTTTTTACTCCTAAGTTTTAGTTTATATTTAGTATCACGGTAGTTGGTATTGCTAAAAAATTATTTTTTAGTACCACCAAAAGTTACGCGACTCTGCCTCTCACTATTGATTGGCATACTTGGGTGTTGTTCCTTCAAAAGATCGTTGTTTACTGCTTCATCTCTATCTGAAACTTGTTTTCTAAAATAAGCTTCACGAGATTTTGCGATCTCTTCTGGTATCCTTGCCAACACAAGGCCGCCAACTCCTATCACTCCTGCGTATTTGCCTTCAGCAACTTGTGGATAAGGATGCTCTGGGTATTGGTCCGCTCTTACGAGTTCCCATCCAGATCTGAGTTTACCTGACATATTCTTTGTATCGTCCATACCAAGTGTTTCAGTTCTTATCCATCTGTGTCTGAATCCATCAGGCGCAGGTGGTGCATCTAGTGATGACGGGGGAGTCCAGGTTGTAGGTCTCTTATCAGAAACTCTAGACTGACTCGCACGCGGGGTCTTAATGTTTTTATCTTCGTTCATATGCTTAAACCTCCTTCGTGATTATTTTTAATTGTTTTGCATAATCTTCCAATGACACTCCTAATTTTTTGGCGATAGCAACTTGAGAAGGGGTGAGTCTCACAGTTTTGCGACCTGATTTTGTACTTCGCGTCGCCGACGCTACTGTTTGTACTGGCTTAGTCGTATTTTCAGCCGTTGTACCAGTAGTTGTATCAAATTTCTGCGGAAAAGCAAGTCTCATTCTCTTGTCTATTTCAGCATAATATTCGTCACTGTTAGGATCATAACCTTCTTCTTCCAATTTATTATGGATGTCAAAAGCCGTATAAGTCATTGGTGTATCAGTACCAAACCATTTATTTTTAGCTCCCCAAGCTTCTGCTCTAGGATCTATTCTTTGTGGTTCTTGCCTTCTTGGTTCAAAGGTAGGAATTTCTTCCTTCTTTGATTCAGCTTTAGGCATTGATTCTACCGCTAACTTAGCTTCAGCAAGTCTAGCTTCTTCATAACCTAGTCTTGCTATTTCTTTTTGTGCTTCAACTTCTGAAGCAACATCGTCATTAACTCTTGCTTGAGCTAACTTTGTTTGAGCTGCAAGTAAACCAGATTTGATTCTCTCTTCTCTGTCTTTTACTCCAGCTTGTTCAACTGAAGAATATTTCTTTAACAAAGATTCTCTTTGTTCCTTTTGCGCTTTTGCAAAAGCCAAAGCTTCGTCTCTTTGTCTTTGTGCTTCTCTCCACTTTCCAGTGAGTTTAGCAATTCTTCTTTGAACGTCCTTACTATAGTTTTCTAATTCTTTATCTTTCTGGTCGCCAGCTCCTTGCTCCTCGCTGCTTGTTGCTTGCGGCTTGGTGCTAGAGTCTTTTGTTTCCTCTACGGAAACATCTTCCTTGGTTTCAACTTGATTTTCAGATTGAGCTTCGTCGTTTAATTCAACTTCTTGCTCTGGACCTGAAGTGTCAAT